CTATATTATGAGACCCAGGCGTTCTATCTTGCGGCGATGCTCTGTACCGGTAGTCATAATATAAATTCGAGTAGTGTTGATGGAGCTATGTCCCAGGATGTCGGCCAGTTTGGCAATATCCTTCTCGATACCGTAGAAAGTTCGAGCAAAGAGCTTCCGGAGGTTATGTGGGAACACCTTGGACGCTTTTACTCCGGCAGTTTCGCATAGCCGCTTCATCGCAGCCCAAATGTTACTGCGGTTGAGGGCTTTCCCGGAACGAGTAATGAAGATGGTGCCGACAGTGATACCGTGCCGTTTGGCATAATTAAGAAGAATATTTCTCAACTTGCCCGGAACGAGAATTGTCCGGGTTTTGTTTTTGCAATCCACTGTCACCTCACCGTACCGGACAGCTTCCACTGTAAAATACCGCAATTCCGATACACGGATACCAGTGCCACAGATGGTTTGGATTACTAGGTTCAGTTGTTCGTTCTTCTTGGATGCCTCCAGCAGACGCATATACTCCGCCTTTGTCAGCTCTTTGTCTTCCGTGCAATAGGTCTGCTGTTGCATCCGAATGTTTTTTGCTTTGTAACCGGACAGCCCAAGGAAATCCAACAAGCTGTTCACGCTGGCAAGCATCGAGTTAATCGACCGGACGGCATAGCCCTGCTCAATCAGGTGCTTCTTCCAGGCGATAACTAACTCCTTCGTGATTTCCGCACTTTCAATAAAGGAGCGGAAGACTTGTACATCCCGGAGATATTTTTCCTGCGTTGCCGAGCTTTTCTCCTCACGGCAGAGAAATTCAGAAAAGTTGTTGATAAGGTTAGTGGTTAAAGTCATAATTTTTGCCTCCTTGTTTTTGGTGTTTCTATTGTACCCAAAATCAAGTAGCGAAAGGAAAACATAAATTGAATGTCATAAAACAAAATCATCCGCATATTGGCTCATCTGAGTCAGTATGCGGATATTTTTCATAGGCAACACCTCCAAGTCCGTGTGATGTTACCTCTGTATTGGCATTATATCAACTGTCATTACTTACAAATCTCAATAGCACCGTGGAAGTGGAATACCAGTCTGCCATCCCGGTGGACAACCACCTTTTCAATGGACATAAGCCATAGCTTTTCGTCAAAATCCTTTAGCACGCCGTCCCTCTCTGCCAATTGGATCATAAAGGATTCCAAGACATCCGCTTCTTGCTGCCGTTCCTTCTTTGCCTGCAGAAGCGTATCCTCCTTTTCCTTGGCGGTAATGTACCTCTGTTCCAGCTCTGCGTACCGGGCGGCGTAGGTGGTTTGATCAAGGGCGGTTTGGGAGTTTTCCGCTACGCACCGGTGGGTCAGCTTGACCACCACCGCAAGCTCCTGGGTGGCGGCTTCAATTTGAGCATCCATCTGTGTAAAGTCTGCCAGGTTTTCCAAAACCACCTGCAGATCCGCAAGTACCATATCCTTGCATTCGTACACCTCATTAAAGGCGGCTACAAACCGAGCCTTGATGTCCTCTTCGTCAAGGTTTGGAGTTTGGCAGTGGGCAGCACTGGTGTACTTTTTGTTGCACCGCCATATGGTTTTCCGGTAGGCTTCGTTTGGGTGCCATACCTTGTTTCCAAAATACTCTCCGCAATCACCACAGATCAGCCGGGTGGAAAGGACACTGTTTCCACTGTACTTTCGGCCTATGGCTTTTCTCCTTGCCATCTCCGTCTGCACCAAATCCCATTCACTAGGCTCGATGATCGCTGGGTGGCTGTTCTCCACATAGTATTGAGGAACTTCACCCTCATTAACCTTCATTTTCTTTGTGAGAAAATCAACCGTAATTTTCTTTTGTAGGCGGGCATCACCGCGATATTTTTCGTTGGTGAGGATGCTTTCAATGGTGCTTGCTTGCCAGGTCTTTTTCCCTGCCGGGGTAGGAACACCCTCTGCCGTCAAAAGCCGAGCAATGCCACCGGTGGTTTTGCCACCAATGAATAGGCGGTAGATCCGGCGTACAATTTCCGCTTCCTCCGGTACGATCTCCGGCAAGCCGTCTGCGCCTTTACGGTAGCCAAGGAACTGCTTGTAGGGTAAAGCCACCTTTCCGTCAGCAAACTGCTTCCGTTTGCCCCAGGTCACGTTCTCCGAGATGGATCGGCTCTCCTCTTGAGCAAGGGAGGACATAATAGTGATCAGCAGCTCACCCTTAGAGTCAAGGGTATAAATGTTTTCCTTCTCAAAGTAGACCTCGACACCTTTTTCCTTCAGCCTCCGGACGGTGGTAAGGCTGTCCACGGTGTTTCTCGCAAATCGGGACACACTCTTAGTTACGATCAAATCGATGCCGCCGGCCAAGGCAAAGTCTACCATCTCATTGAATCCATCTCTCTTTTTGGTGTTGGTGGCGGAGATGCCTTCGTCCGTGTAGACCTTCACGAACTGCCAATCCGGTCGGGACTGTATGTAGTGGGTATAGTAGTCCACCTGGGCTTCATAACTGGTCTGCTGTTCTTCGCTATCCGTGGAAACACGGGCATATCCGGCTACCTTACGCTTGGCGGTGGATGTGTGTGGCATCCGGGTCAATGGATTGATGGTTGCCGGAATAACTGTTACTGCTCTTGCCATTGTTATTGCCTCCTCATTTTTGCTTTCTTTCGGGCTTCTTCTTTCTTTTCCGGTGTCCAGCTCTCTGCTCGGGACCGGTCAGCCCAAGTGGTCTCAACCTTCCGGCCGTCCCGGAAATGGTAGCAAAGGCTGTTGTTTTCACCGATGCGGATCTCCTTGACCGTGGCCGTAAAAATATGCTCGTCGAATTCCTCCAAGCCAAGTGCCTCTGCCGTGGTTGCCATTAGGGTTTCCTCCGGAATTTGCTTTGAGGTTGGGCAGTAGGCTTTGCCCATCGTGTTGAAGGTTTGGCAGATCCAAACCACTCTTGCCGCCGTCTTTTTCCGGCGGTATCGTTTTCCGCAGCCGTTACAAATCAGCTTTCCGGTGAAAGGGTATGTCCCCTTCTCGCCGCCAGCTTTGAAGTGGTCTGCCTTGCTGTCCGCAAGCTTCTGGACTGCTTCAAAATCGGCCAGGCTGATAATCGGCTCGTGGGCACCCACCACATGGAACATTGGATGCTGCCCCTTATTCCTTACAGTCTTTTTGGTGATGTGGTTTTCCCGGTAAGTAGTCTGCAGGAGTAGGTTTCCGGTATAGGTGTAATTGTGGAGGATTTTTTGAATGGAAAAGGTTGACCAGGGTTTGCCAAGCTTCGTGTACTGGCCACGCTCGTTCATTTCCTTTGCAATGGTTATGAAGCCTTTACCGGAAAGGTACTCCGCAAACAAGAACCGGACAAGCTCTGCCTCCTCCGGTATCACTTGGTAAGTGCCATCCACCAATCGGTAGCCGAGCATCCCCCAACGCCAGGGTTTGCCTTCCTCGAAGCTCCTCCGGATGCGCCACTTTTGATTTTCGCTTGCGGACCGGCTCTCTTCCTGAGCGTAGGAGGCAAGGATCGTCAGCATCAGCTCTCCGTCTGCACTAAGGGTATGAATGTTCTGCTCTTCAAAGTAAACATCGATTCCCAGCAGTTTTAATTCTCGCACGGTCTCCAGAAGTATGACCGTATTCCGGGCAAATCTTGATATGCTCTTGGTTATGATTACATCTATTTTTCCCATCCGGCAGTCTGCAAGCAATCTCTGGAAATTTTCACGGGTATCCTTTGTTCCGGTTAGTGCCTCATCTGCGTACACACCGCAATACAGCCACCCTGGGTGATTTTGGATCAGTTGGCTGTAATAGCTGACCTGCGCCGACAGGGAGTGGAGCATTGCATCCTTACCGCTGGACACTCTTGCGTAGGCAGCCACCTTCTTTATTAGGGGCTGAACCTGGGTGGAGTGTTCCACTTTTGTAATAATTCTTTTCATAGGCATTTCCTCCTTTGTAGTACGCATATTACCTCTAAACGACCGTATTATCCACTCATTTATCGGTCATTTATCGGAATATACTACACAAAGATATGGAGTGCCGTTTGGCGATTATTGCATCAATTTTATCGTACTCTTCCTTTGTAATTGTCCCGCGTTTGAGCATCTCCCGGACAAGGCTCATGGTGGTTTGGTAGGCAATGAGGTGCTTGCGATATTCATCCATCTGCGGCTACCTCCTTACTCCGAGCCAGAGCATAGCACGCCCGGGAACAGTAGATTCGGTTCTTATTGCCATAGCTGATAAACTCCACACCGCATTGGGGGCAGACCAGTTTGTAGTAGGCTTTCCGTTGCACCTGATCCAAGTGGCTGTTCCACCACCGGGTACGACACTCGGCACAGCAGAAGCGGCGGGGCCGACCGTTGGCGGTTTTAGGCAGTTCCTTACCGCACGCCTCACAATGCCCCTCTGTTGGCTTTGTCGGGGGTTTTTCAACGGCAAGCCCGTTTCTCTGCATATATCCTTTCACAGCGTTAACCGACAAGCACAGGGTTGCAGCTATCTTTTTGTAGCCGTAGCCCTTTTTGTCATATAGCCGGTGGATTTGCGACTTCTCATAATCAGTCATTTTGATGCCTCCTTCTGAAGAGGCAATTCCACCCCTCCACCTACCACCGGACATCAAAATGCCGTTTGACCGAAAAAATCAAAAAATTTTTGAGGTCGCATAAGAATATATGATGCGACCTCCCTTAACGCATATGGGTACGGAGTAGCTCCTTCAGCTCCACCATATTCTCATACAGAATAGCAAACTCCGTAGGGCTGCAATCGTTGAGCAGTTCCATAATGCTTCCGCTGTTACTCTTGTCCAAACCGGAAGACGGGAGTAGCAAATGATCCGGTGTGGTATTAAGTACAGAGGCAAGGGTGATGATCGTCCCCACAGACGGAGTCCGCTGACCTGCCTCCAATTTCCGTATGTATGTATCGGATACTCCTGCCAAGTCAGCTAGGGTTTCCTGGGAGAGCTTCTCCAAGTGCCGATACTGCCGGATGCGCTTTGCGATGAGTTTGTTGTCCATAAATATCCCTCCAAATAATTCTTTAGAATGAGCATTGTCATTCCTCTAAATACTTTAAGGGGATAGCACAAATTTACAAGTATCCCGGCAAAAACAGAAAAAACAGCAAAAAAATGCTGACAAATGACACTCCCAGTACACCAACCGATACAGCCCGTCTCTGTCGCAACAGAAAACTGTACGGTATAATTTCTCTATTATCTGTACAAGGGAGCTTCCGTTATGGCAAACCAAGAGGAAAAGCAAAAAATCCGACAAAGGTATCGCGGCGTTGCACTTGAGGAGATCGAGAAAATCCCCGCCATCGAGGATAAAGACATATTTGAGGACGAAAGCGATAAGCGTGTTGGCGTGTATGTGCGTGTTTCTACGGACGATCCCCGGCAGACATCTTCCTTCGAGCTTCAGCAGAACCATTACACAGACCTCATTGACCGCCGCCCTGGATGGCATCTTTACAAGATTTATGCGGACGAGGGTATCTCTGGCACTTCCCTGAACCACAGAGATGCCTTCCTGCAAATGATTGAGGACTGCAAGCAGCACAAAATCGATTTAATCATCACGAAAAGTGTGTCCCGTTTTGCCCGTAACATCTACGACTGCATTGGCCACGTGCGTATGTTGGCCGACTTAAAACCGCCGGTCGGTGTGCTGTTTGAAACAGAGAACATCTACACACTGAAGGAAGGTAGCGAGATGGCACTTTCCTTTATTGCCACCCTTGCCCAAGAGGAGTCCCGAACCAAAAGCAGTGCGATGAACCTCTCCTATGAGATGCGGTTCAGCAGAGGCATCTTCTTGACTCCGGAGCTGCTTGGGTATGACAAGGACGAGGATGGCAATCTGGTGATCAACGAGGATGAGGCGCTCACCGTCCGGCTGATTTTCTTCATGTTCCTATACGGATACACGGTGCAGCAGATTGCAGAAACGCTCACCAACCTCAAACGGGTAACCAAGAAAGGCAATTACAAATGGACGACCAGCTCCATAATGGGCATTTTGCAGAACGAGCGTCATTGCGGAGATGTCATTGCCCATAAGACCTGGACACCGAATTTTCTCACCCACAAGTCTGTGCGAAACGAGGGCGAAAACCTAAAGAAGCCCAAGTACATAAAGCGAGACCACCACGAAAGCATCATCTCCCGGGATGACTTTATCGCTGTGCAACAGCTCATTTCCTTCAGTGACCGTGGACGAACCGGAATGTTGCCGCAAATCCACGTGGTGGACAGCGGTGCATTGCGTGGATTCGTAATCATCAACCCTCGGTGGGCAGGCTTCACCGCAGAGGATTATCTGACCTCGGTAGAGTACATCACACCCTCTTTCAAAGAAGAGGTTATTGCCGATAGCACCGTAACACCGGAAATTGGCACAGTTGATCTGCGCGGTTTTGAGATTGTCCGTGGGCAGTTCTTTGGTGCTAACCGAGCCTGCACAATAACCCTCACACCGGAAATCTTGCGTTTTACAAATTCCTGCCTTCAAAAGCTGGACAATTGCCGCCTCATAGAACTGCTATTCGACCCCATCCGGAAACTCCTGGTAGCAAGACCAACTGCAAAAGGAAACCGAAATGCCATCGAATGGCTGTATTTTGACGGCAAAAAATATCACGCTCGGAAGGTGCTAGGCCGTGCATATTTGCCGGTAATTTTTGAGCTGATGCAGTGGAATGCAGAATGGTCTTACAGCATCCAGGGCGAGTGCCTGGGCAACGGGAATGATTCTTTTCTGCTGTTTGACCTAAACGATGCAGAGGGTGTCATTCGGCAAAAGCGTGTAGCAAATACAGAAGATTCTCCCATAGTGCCTACGAAAGCTACTCCAAAGCAACCAGTTAAGGCAATGCCACAAGAGTGGCTATCCAGTTTTGGCACAGAATATTATGCACCCTCCACCATTACCCCGGCAGAAGCATCTCCGGACGGGTGGAATGTGCAGGCATCCGGAAAGCCGATGCCCCGGAATGACAGCTTTGTAGCCACCAGTGAGGCAGATCTAAAGCAAGGCATCGCAATGCTTATTGAAACTATGACAGAAGGAAGTGCTGGCAATGGATGAACAGATGATGATAGGTGAAGTGGACGGTGCCGATGAGGGAGCATCCTTTCCCATCGACCCAGTTACCGGAAAAGAGGATGAATTCATCCCAGTAGAGAATTTCTCTTATGCCGGTTATCAGATTACACGCGAGGAGTTCTTTGCCCACGCCAAGGAGCCGGCATTGTGCATCTGCGAAAACAAGCTCTACGTCAATAAGGTGTGTCTGCGCAAAGCACCGGATGCCGAAAGAGTATTTGTTATGGTTTCTCCGGAGGAAAAGAAAATTATCATCAAGCCCTGCTCTGCGGAAGCCAAGGATTCTATACCCTGGGTTACAGCCAAAGGCAATCCCAGGCAAGTTACCTGCAAGCCTGCCTTCTGCGCCCAAATAACGGAGCTAACCGGGTGGAATTTGGACAACCGCTACAAGATGATTGGAAAGATGGTCCGCAACAAAGGTGAACGGTTATTCATTTTTGATTTGGGCGCAGCCTTGGTTTATCCCCGTAAGCCCGTATTGGATGAGGAAGGCAATGTAGTGCAACGCAAGCCTACCCGGGAGCCGGTGTATATGGAATCCTGGCGGCATCAGTTTGGCTTGCCGGTGGAGGAACATGAACGGCAGTATGCCATTAACCGTTTTGATGATTATGTGGTGATTTCCGTCCATGGCAAAAAGCCACAAACCAAAAAGAAACCGGAACTAGATAAGGAGGATACCTAATGCAACTCATACTTACCGAGCCTGTAAAAGGCTTATCCGTTGACATCAAAAAGCGCCGTATTCGCATTTCCAGGAAGGTCTTTGAAAAACTGAATATGCCGGAGTATTTTCGCATCCTGGTGAACCCCTGTTCCAAAGGTCTTGTGCTGGAGGGATGCACAGAAGCGGCGAAAGGTGCGTATCAGCTTTGCAAAGTACCATCGCATAAAGCATCTTACGAACTTACCAGCACCAGCTTAATGGGAGAGCTTGTACAGGTTGCGGGCTTTTCTGGGTTGGATCTTGTGAAGCTCGTTGGCTACCCCATAGACGGCCAAATAGCACTCTTTTTTCGCATGGAAATACAAACAAGCGAAAGAGGTGCGTAGGATGGCAGAAACAACATTCCAAATAGATCCGGAATTCAAACGATTATTACCGGAGCTTTCGGAGACTGAATTGAGCCAATTGGAATCCAATATTCTGACAGATGGTTGTCGTGACCCAATCGTGGTATGGAACGGCATCATCGTAGACGGCCACCATCGGTATGATATTTGCAAGCGGAACAAGATCCCCTTCAAAGTGGAATATAAGGACTTTGCCTGCCGAGAAGAAGCAATACAGTGGATTTGTATGAACCAAATCGGCCGCAGAAACATTGCTCCGGAGCGGCTTCGTTATCAAATCGGCAAGCGGTACAATGTGGAGAAAATGCTAACCGCCCATAACCCAAGAGGCAAGAACCAATACACCGAGGTCGCATCAGATAATATGATGCGACCTCCCCAGGATGTACGGATGGGTACTGCGGCTTCCATTGCTCGTGTCTATAACATTTCTCACTTTGCAGTACATACTTACAAGGACATCGCTGCCGCCATCGATGCAATCGCAGAAAAGGACCGGCGGTTAGTGGACAAGTATCTGTCTGGACAGCTCCGCATCAAGAAGGACGATTTGATGACAATTGCCGGTATGTCAAAGTGGCAAGTGCGGGCGCTCACAAATGCTATCATCCGGCAGCGGAAAACGATATGCCGAACACAGGATGTTTTGGAGGCATTATCTTCCCGTGACCTACAACTGGAGAACCAAAGTGCAAGAGAAAGACGACAGGCACAGGTTTGTGCCACAATGCCCTCCGTCAAAGATATGCCTGTTTACGATCCGGACAGCGAGGTTGCCAGCCTATCCCTTACAATTCCATCCTGGAACTCTTCTATCGAGCGTGTATTTAATAAGACCGATATGAGTGATATTTCAGATAAAGCACGGACACAGCTCCGGATCGGGCTGTTGGCTCTGCGTGACAGCATCGACCTAATCTTACTAGCCATCGAGGAGGTAACGGAGAATGGCTAATGAATACGAATACAGTGAATTTGTCCCGGATGTTCACTTTGAACTGATCCCCATAAAAATGTTGGTTTCCAATCAGACCTACCAACGGCCAATCTCTGCTGCCCACGTTGGTAGAACCGCACAGCATTTCAATGTTTACCAAATCAATCCCGTTAAGGTCAGCCGCAGAGACGGAACGAACTATGTATTTGACGGTCAACATACCATCGAAACTGTTGCTACCGCTTCCGGCTCCCGGGAGACACCAGTTTGGTGTATGATTTATGACGATTTGGAGTATGAGCAGGAAGCGGACATCTTTGCCAATCAGAAAAAACATACCCGCCCGCTGAAATCCATCGAGATCTTCAACGCCCATGTAGAAGCAGAGAACGATGTGCAGCTGACCATTAAAAGTATCGTGGAAAGCTACAACCTCACCATTTCTGCCCGGAAAGTCCCCGGCTGTGTCAATGCCGTCAGTGCGTTGGAATATATCTTTGACAAATATGGCTATCAAGTGTTGGATCGTTCTCTGTTTTTATTGGTGTCCACCTGGGAGGGTGAAACAGATTCCCTCAGTTGCAATATGCTAAAAGGTGTCGCAAAGCTCATAGTTGCCTACGGTGATAACCTTAACAACGAGCAGTTTGTGGATCGACTGAGCAAAGTGTCCGTCCGGGAAATTATCCGCACCGCCAAGGATCGCCATTCCGGCACCCAAGGTTATGCCGAAGCTATGCTTTTACAATACAACAAACGCCTTAAATATCCCCTGCGTTGGAAATCTCTGCACAGTAGTATAGATGCCCAAGCCGGAGTAAGCGACGAGGACGAAAGCGCGCAAATTAGTATGGGCAGCAGTTTCCTTGCCGGCTCCGCTTCCGGAGGATCGGAAGATGGCTACGACGGGGACTACGACGAATTTGACGACGAAGCAGCTCCGGACTATGAGGGTGCGTTGCCGAATCAAACCTTGATGGACAATCTTGCCCTTAAAAGTAACGACTAA